CAAAGATGGAACCGTATATGTGTGGTATTATATACCCCCAGAATGCGTAAATGGCTAACTCGTAAGATCCGATCCAACCTATAGTTTATATCTATAGGGACTGTTACCAGATTAAAGGGTACAGATCTTATTCGTTTAAGATTCTCTTACCTTTTAACGAGCTCAGCATCAACTCTCTAACTTTCATGAAGAATTGTTTATTTACCTGTTTAAACCGGGGTCTTTCGACTCTTGGTTTAGCAAATAAAGAAACTTCCTTTATAGGAGCAACTCTGTTAAGAGCTGTAATCATATAACGGACTCCTTCAACGAAAGGTAGGGAATAAGGATAACTTATATAAGGTGTCTCCTCCGATAATCTATCTAACTGCTTATCAAACATCGAAGAAATATAATTTCTTCAACTTGATAGCATTCAGATAGAAGGAATAGTTCCATAAGGAACTAAAGCCTTTAAATCCTTAGAAACATTAATATTTAAGAAACCCTTAACCTGAGTGTGCGAAACAGTTTCCTTAATAATAACTATAGATTTCTCTATAGCTTTCTCTTGGTCATTGTTTCACCCTTCTCTTAGTACATCTTTTACAAAAGGTATAAGATGATCTAAAGCGTAACCTAGCTGCCTTAATCTCATGTCATATGGTGATAGCTCAACTCCAGCCTGTTCATAAACAGACTTAAAGCTGATATTACCCGTATTAACGAAACCGAAAGGTCCAATTAATACGTATAACAGAGATGTAAGGTTCTTATTGGACACTTTACTTATATCATAAGTAAGTGTTTCAATAAGTGTTCTCACACTTCCATTGTCTGCATATCCACCTTTCGAAATATAATCACGTAGAAGACTAGGGAAATTAGCAAAGCTTTTAAGACTTTGACTTATGTTCTTAGCCCCTATAGGAGTATAATCGACAGACTGAGAGACGAATCTCTTAGCAAACTCTGCGAAACCGTTAGTACTAATAATACTTTTAGACATATTTATCTCTACACCCAGTATTTCTACCATGGTGTATAAATAAATATCAGCTACTTTCTTATTAGCTATAACGATGTCATCACCTAATAATGCGTAATCTTCAAACCAGGTTGTAAAACCGGCTTGTCGAGCACAATATTGAACAATGACGTGATGAGAGACGGCGAAGACTGCTCAAGATGATAATGCACCCATAGGTTGACCTACAGAATATCATAATTTAAAACCTTTATCACCAAATTTATCATTCTCGTGGAATATAACATCACTGCTATATTTCTTGAGATCATGTAAACTAAGGATATAAGGTCTATCAATTAAGACATCTTTTCAGGCTTCGGCAACTCTAGGGTTGTAAATCCTAGATAATACTTGAACCTGAATGTCAATAGGTAATCTATCGGTAGCTGCGCTAAGGTCAAAAGAATATAAATCTTTATAACCCTTGGCCATTAATAAATCAAGAGGCCTTCCCTGATCAAAACACCCATCTTGTTTAATTCCTGAAAGGATATCAAACATATGCTTGTGAATTGGTTCTAGGATACTTTGAGATCACACGTCTACCATAGCAAACACTCTAACCTTCCCGGCAGGTTCCTCTTTAAAAGCTAACTTACCTAATTTTAAATCAGGTTTAGTCACCTTTCAATTGGAAACTATGTCCATCTCTTCTTGCAAAAGTCTGAAAATATCAGATCTAAAGTAATCAGAGATAGTCTGTAAAGACTGTAAAAGTTTATGAGGTTTAGCTGACGCTAGTGCAAACGCATCTAGCGGGGCAGACATGATTGAAGGTTTCCCATTTGGAGCCGCTGTCCGTAGTGGTAATAAAGTAGAAAGACCCAAAGGTTTTGAAACCCTTGGTAGTAAGTTTACAACATAATCCAATCGTGACTCCTGTAATTTAGTGGTTAAACCACTAAAAGGAGAAACGATTGTTTTAAGTTTTAAACTACCTTTTACTGGTATTACCCTATAAACAGTAACAATTGCTAGTATAGCCCGAATCGCATCAGCATCTCTCTTACGTAATAAATCACGTAGAGAATGCGGTAGCCATTTAGGTATACCATCATTTGTTTTAGCTAAGCGTTGTTGGTCTGTAGATTTCTCATGTAAATTTACTTGCTGAGCGAGATATTGGAGTAATGATATGTGGGTCAATTTTAATCGATCCACAGTCCATTTTAAACCATTCTCGTCAGTTCATAATTTAATGACATTCAACAGATCCCAGTAAGGATTCTTATTAGCCTGTCTATACATTCAGAGTACTAAACTCACATATCTTTTAAGAAGTTTAAAACTCCTTAATTTATATGATGATGAAGTATTTAGATTGTATAAGGTTAACATAATTGTGTTAGACGGACCGTCTTACCCCCCGTTTTAAAGAGGGAAGATAGGCTACCCTGAAAGGGGATCAATGCTAACAGTATTGATGCTTTATCAATCCACGCGATTGAGGCGGTGCCAATTCTCAGACACTTAGTACCTTCAGCCAGAACCTATTTCAAGTAGTTCCCATGGAAGTCTTCTAATAGCGGTTGGAGTTAAGGGTTACAAATCCTT